GAGGGGGCTGCCAGAGCCCTTGCAGTCCTCTCAAGTCTTTAGAAAGGAATAGCATGTCTCTCACAACAGTTGCAGAACTTCGCACAGCACTAGGCGTAGGCACTCTCTACGCTGACGCTACCCTGCAAGAAGTATGCGACGCAGCAGACAACGTGCTACTTCCATTTATCTGGGCGAATACAACTCCCCTAGTTGGACACAGCAACACAGCCACAACTGGCACTTCTTACTTTGACGAGTATGTCCAAAAGACTTTTTACATTGGTCAGACTGTAGTTATCTCAGGCTCTGGCTCAAAGCACAACGGCTCAAAGACCATCACAGAGGTAGGCGAGTATTCAATTACTTACGCCATCTCAGGCAACAACAACACTCCGACTGTGTTTCACCCAGTCAATCCATACGGCATGGTAGCCGCAGAAACTTATCTTGATCCTTCAACAGTTCCAGCAATTCAAGAAGCAAGCCTTATGATTTCAATCGACATCTGGCAGAGCCGTCAAGCTCCTTCATCTGGTGGCGTATCTATCGACGGCTATACACCTAGCCCGTACCGCATGGGTAACACTCTTCTTGCTCGCGTCAGAGGGCTCTTAGCTCCGTATCTCGACCCTAGGTCAATGCTGGCATGACAGCCATCACCACACTTCGCTCAAGCATTGCTTCGGCTCTTACTGATAACTCAAAGTATTCAGTATTCTCTTTTCCGCCTGCTACGCCTATTGCTAACAGCGTCATTGTGACTCCTGCTGATCCTTACATTGTGCCGTCTAACAATGACTACACCAGCATTGCGCCTATGGCTAATTTTAAGATTTCAATCCTTGTCCCGTTGCTTGACAACGAGGGCAACCTTGCTGGCATAGAAGCCGACGTTGTTCGGGTGTTCTCGCTCCTTGAAGCGTCCAGCATTGTTTTCAATGTAGGAAGCGTGAGCGCGCCAAGCGTCCTCTCTATCGCTTCTGGAGATTTACTGACTTGCGACATTGCAATCAGTACCCTAACGGAATGGAGCTAATCGATGGACGATTGGACAAAGGAGCAAGCTGACTTTCTAATCAAGATCGGGCAGCTTCCAGCAACAGCACCAAAACCAACAACTAAGAAAGACGAGGAATAAGCCGTGGCAGTATTTCTAAACAATGGAGTAGTTCTTACTGTTAATGCGGTAGACCTCTCAAACCACGTTACATCAGTAACACTTAACCGCACTTTCGATGAACTCGAAGTTACAGCAATGGGTGACTCAGGTCACAAGTTCGTAAAGGGACTTGAAGCATCTTCAATCACAATCGACTTCCTCAACGACACAGCAACAGCAAACGTCCTCCAAACTTTGCAAGCTGCGTGGGGAACAAACGTAACAGTTACAGTTAAGCAGACTTCTGCTGCGACATCTGCTACAAACCCTCTTTACACAATGACAGCATTGGTAAACAACACAACCGATATTAACGGCGCAGTTGGAGACCTTGGCACTCAGAGCGTAACTTGGAACGTCTCAGGTACAATTGCAGTAACAACTTCCTAATAACTAACTAAGGGGCTAACAATGGCAAAACTCAAGGTAACAAGGGCAGACAACTCAGTAACAGAGTACGAAATTACTCCGCTGATTGAATACGCCTTCGAGCAATACGCCAAGAAGGGCTTTCACAAAGCTCTTATCGAAGATCAGAAGCAGTCAGATGTTTACTGGCTGTGCTGGGAAGCAATTAGACGTTCGGGTGAAACAGTCAAGCCTTTTGGGGAACAGTTCCTCGAGACTCTCAAGTCAGTTGAGGTCTTAGAGTCTGACCCTTTAGGGTAGATCGGAACTCCCTCACCTATCTCGCGGCTCGCTTGAGCTACGAGTATGGAGTTCCCTTCAACACCATTGTGGAATTACCTGCAATGGCTTTCAAGGCACATGTAGAAGTTCTCAAGGACTTAGCGAAGGAGCAAAGCGATGCCAGTAGACGTAACAGGCGCGCTTGAACTCCGCAAAGCCTTAAAGAAGTACGCTCCTGATTTAGCAAAGGAAAGCCAGAAGGAACTCTCTGGAATTCTCAAGCCAATGGCGGCAAAGGCTAGGGGCTTTATGCCTTCTAATGAGCAAGCACCTTCTGGTTGGCTAGAGCGACCAGGAGCTAAAGGTCGCTGGGCTAAACGTTTCTATGATGAGTCTATTGCTCGCAAGGGAATTACATTCTCAGCTGCGCCTTCTAAGGCTAACCGCAAAGGCTTTAGGTCACTTGCTGCCATCTATAACAAGTCAGCAGCAGGAGCAATCTACGAAACAGCAGGACGCAAGTCTGGCATTGTAGGAAACTTCACCCCTAAATTAGGTGGCGAGCTAAAAGGCTTTGGTCAGAAGATGACGGGTCGCTCAATCTTTCGCGCTTGGTCTGAGGATCAAGGCAAGACCAATGCGGCAGTTATTAAGGCGATTGAAAACACAAACGAGAAAGTTCACCAACTGGCTCAATCGGGTGGCGGTAGGTTGTATAAAGTGAGAGGTAAGTAATGGCTCAACAAACAGACCTAGCAATCCGCATTGCCGCGATATTTGACGCAGCAGGAATTAACAAAGCCGATAAGTCAATCTCTAAGCTAGAGAAAAAAGCGAAGGGACTTGGTAAGAGTCTAGGCATCGCTCTCAGCGTTGCGGCAGTTACCGCATACGGCAAGGCAGCAGTCAGGGCTTTTGCAGAAGATGAAAAGGCTGCGCTATCTCTATCACGCACGATTCAGAACTTAGGCTTAGGCTTTGAAGCTCAAGGCGAGTCAGTTAATAAATATATTTCTGCTCTTGAACAGCAGACTGGCGTTCTTGACGATGAACTTCGCCCAGCCTTAGATCGCTTGCTTCGTTCGACTTTAGATATTAAGAAGGCTCAAGACCTTCTCAACCTTTCGCTAGATATTGCAGCAGGTACAGGCAAGAGCGTTACTCAGGTTTCCCAGTCATTGCAGAAGGCATATCTAGGGCAGACTCAAGCTATTGGTCGCCTAGGCGTAGGTTTGAGTAAGGCAGAACTTACTAGCGCATCATTCGAGGATATTCAGAAACGCCTCACCTACCTCTTCGCTGGACAGGCATCAGCCGCCGCAGAGTCTTACGCAGGACAGATTGACAAGCTCACCATCGCTAGCAACAACGCCAAGGAAACAATTGGCAAGGGTTTGGTTGATTCCTTAATCATTCTTTCAGGCTCTGGCGACATCAATGGTCTTGTTTCGAAGATGGAATCATTCTCTCAATCAATTGCTAACGCCAGCGTTGAAATGGCTAAGTTGATTGCTGGAGTTAAGTTTATCTTTAACCCTAAGAACTTCTTTAAGTCAGGCGAAGATTTCCAGCGCATGCTTGGCTTGATTGAAATGGGCAAACCACTTCGCAAGTTTGATGCTGGAAACAACGCGGTTACTGGCTATCAGAAGGACAAGGCAGCTCAAGCAGCCGCCGTCAAAGCCTCAGCTGCTCAAGTCAAGGCAACTAAGGCACTTACAGCAGAGCAGAAGAAGCAAGCCGCACTTAAGAAGGCTGGCAATATCTTTGACCTAGAGCAGATTCAACTTGTAGCAGCCTTGAAGGGCAAATTATCTAAAGAAGAAGAACTGCGCGTACAGGCTCAGCTTGCCTTGCTCAACGGCAATGATGCGCTCGCAACCAAACTAACTAACCAGATTATTGCGGCTCAAGATGCATCAGGCAACCTTGCTAAATTCTTAGCAGCACTTCCAAACGCTAAGAACCCGTTTGAATACCTAGATGCCTATCTCAGTTACTTGGCTGGCAAGGCAGCGGCTATCCTGACTAATCAGCCAGTACCAACCGCGCCAAGCACAGGGAACACAACAGTTCCAGTAATACCAAGCACAAACGTTCCAACCAACCCTTCTGACAATATGATTACCTATAATCAGCTAACAGGGCTTAACTACAACCCTAACGCTAATAACGTAGTGGTTGAACTCAAGATTACAGGCGGCGATGACGTAAGCAAGGCAATCGCTAATAACCTACAACAGCAAAGCCTTTCAACTGGAAACCCTACTTATATCAATCGCCGAACAGGTGGCTTTGAGTAATGGCATTACCAGCACAGATATCCGTTTCTTTTGACTTTTCCTCGGGAGCTACCTTTGGAACGGGCTTTGTCATTGGTTCTCCAGACAGCGGTGTTATCGGTGTCAATGCTTTTGGTTCTTCTGACGTAGTAATCCCTACAGTCGATTTAACGCCAGACGTTTATTCAATTTCAATTCGTCGTGGTCGCAATATCATGAAGGACACTTACGAGGCTGGAACGGCTACTGTGAGAGTTCTTGATCCATTGGGTTACTTCAACCCTCAGAACCCTTCCTCGCCTTATTATGGCTATCTAGTGCCTTTGCGCAAGCTACGCGTTGCAGCTACTACAACAACAGCACAGCATTTTCTCTTTAGCGGTTATGTCAATGATTACAAGTATTACTTCCCAGTGGGTCAGGAAACGGCTTACGTCGATATTCTTTGTACAGACGGTTTCCGCCTTCTTCAAATGGCTAACGTGGGCACAGTTGCAACGACCCCGGCAGGGCAGACAACTGGCACACGCATTGGCAAGATTCTCGATGACGTCCAATGGCCAGTTTCTATGCGCTCTATCGCTACAGGTAACGCGACTTGCCTTGCTGATCCTGCAACTATTCGAACAACGCTTGAAGCCGTCAAGAATGTAGAATTCTCAGAAGGACTTGGCGCGTTCTACATGAGTCCCGACGGCACAGCAGTCTTTAAGTCCCGTAGCGAAGTGACCGCTACTTTAAGTGATACTGCTATTGCCTTTAATCAGACAACAGGTATTCCCTATCGCTCAGTAAAGTATGCTTTCGATGACAAGCTCATTATCAACGACGTGAAGTTCAACCGCGTAGGCGGAACAATTCAGAACGTTTATTCTCAGACTTCTATTGACAAGTATTTTCCTCACTCTCTCACACAGGAAAACCTTGTCGCTGAGACAGATGCTCAGGTATTGGGCGCAGCTCAGAATTACGTCAATACTCGAAAAGAGACCACAATCCGCATTGACGAAATGGTTGTGGACTTGCTAGACCCAAATGTCCCAACTGACACAATGATTGGCTTGGACTACTTTGACAACTTGAATATCACTAACGTGACTCAAGAAGGCAGCACTATCCAGAAAACACTCCAAGCGCAGGGCTTTGCGTGGGACATAACACCTAACAAGATGAGCGTGGCAATCACAACGCTTGAACCAATCGTTGATGGTTTCATCATCGGCAGCAGCACATACGGTATAATCGGACAATCTACATTAAGTTACTAGGAGAAAAATAATGGCAGCAGGTCAAGGCTACATCGAGTTTGCGACAGGAGACGTCTTAACGGCTGCTGCCGCTAACGGCTACCTTGCTTCTCAGGTCGTAATGGTATTTGCAGATTCAGCAGCTCGAACAACTGCTATCGCAAGCCCACAAGAGGGCATGATTTCGTACCTCAAGGACACTAACTCTACAGAGTATTACTCAGGTTCAGCATGGGTAGCAATCGGTGGCGCATCAGGCGGCATGACTTCGCTTGCTTCTGGTTCACTTTCAACAGGATCGGGTTCTCTATCTTTGACCTCAATCTCAGGTTCTTATAAGAACCTTCAACTGGTAGTTCGTGACTGGTATCCAGCAACTAATGGAGCAGGCGTGGCGTTTACTTGTAACTCAGTTACGGATTACGATTATGTCAGCACCTTTGCTGTGACAGACAATGGAACACTTAACAGCGAGACCCAGATTGCAGACACTCGAGTCGGCTTCTATTACAACGCAGTTAAAAACGCAGACGGCAACAACGTATTCGTCCTTAATATCTACGACTATGCCAATACTTCAAGCGCAAAGGCTTTCACAAGCGTTGCACGATATATCCAGCAGAACAGCTCTATCGGTCAGGTCAGCAATACCAACGGCTCAATCAACACAGCCAGCGCAATTACTTCAATCACATGGGGTCTGACAGCTGGAAGCGGAAACTTTGCAGGCGGAACTTACGAACTATTTGGAGTAAAGTAATGACTAAAATCCTAGAACATAACGTAGCAACCAACGAAGTAGTTGAGCGTCCTCTTACTACTGCCGAATTAGCAGAGTTTACTTATCAGGCGGAACTTGCAGCTGAGAAGAAGGCAGAAGAAGATGCTAAGGCTGAAGCTGATGCCGCGGCTAAGGCTGCACTCCTTGATCGCCTAGGCATTACAGCAGACGAAGCGAAGCTACTTTTAGCGTGACCCCTAAGTTATGCAAAGCAGGGCAACAGTTAAGGCTTCAAGTCGATGATAGTTTCCCAGATAGAGATCGCACCTCAGACGGCTGGATTGGCGACGCTCGTCATTCGGCACGTCCTTCTGACCACAATCCTGATGCAACGGGTGTCGTCAGAGCGATTGATATTGACAGGGATTTATCTGGTAAAGCAAAGCCCGACCTCATGCCTGACCTTGCAGATCAGATTCGACTCTGTGCTAGACGTGGCGATAAGAGAATCGCTTATGTCATCTTTAACGGAAAAATCGCAAGCGTACGAAGCCTTTGGCGTTGGGTCGCATATAAGGGAATCAATCCGCATGCTAAGCATTGCCATGTATCTTTTACTAAAAAGGGCGATACAGATGGTTCGTTCTTTAATATCCCGATGCTAGGAGGCACACAATGAACATGAAGAATCCAGCAGTTCTCACAGCAGGGGCTTTCCTCTCAGCGTGGGCAGCTTCTAACTTCGCAGCAGATTATCGCTCTATCCTTTGGGCTGTCTTAGCGGGCGTATTCGGTTACGCAACTCCGAAGAAGTGAGCGCGTCCGACCTTGCTGCTTGGGCTGTGGCTGTTGTCTCTGTTCTTGGTGGTCTTGCTGCATATACCCAATTCATGATTAAGCATTACTTATCTGAACTCAAGCCTAATTCTGGCTCTAGCCTAAAGGATCAGGTGTCTCGTTTAGAAGCGCGTGTCGATACCATAATCGACCTGTTAGGTAAGTAACACTTATCTCATGGCAAAGAAGCGACCAGTCATTGACTTGGATACATACAACGCTTTAGATGCTTATGCAATAGCGTTGAATGAGTATTACAAATCATTACGCAAGGCAGGGTTCAGCGAGACTCACGCGTTCTGGATTCTCGGAGATCGTGACTCATTTCCTGACTGGATAATTCCTAACCTGCCTAATCGCATTGACAATATCCCTTACGAAGATGAGGACGACGATTAAGCGAATTGTTATCTTAAGCGACCTGCAAGTACCTTTCGAGGACGTGCATGTCACCCGTAACATTGCCAAGTTCTTAGCCAAGTTTAAGCCAGACCAGACTGTCACCATCGGCGACGAGATTGACTTTCAGACTATTAGCAAGTGGTCAGAAGGTACACCTCAAGCCTATGAGCAGAGCCTAGGGGCTGACCGAGACCGCTGCGTTGATCTCTTATGGGAGTTGGGCGTAACTGATTGCATCAGGTCTAACCATACAGACCGCCTGTATAACGTCATCATGAAGAAGATACCCTCATTCCTATCCTTGCCAGAGCTGCGCTTTGAGAAGTTTATGAAGTTCGACGAGCTTGGCATTACCTTCCATAAGAACCCTATGGCTATTGCGCCTAACTGGATTGCAGTCCATGGCGACCATACCCCTATCAAGAACCTAGGGGGCTTGTCAGCCCTTGAAGCAGCCCGTAGGCATGGCAAGAACGTCATCTCTGGACATACTCACAGGGCAGGGCGTAGTGCCTTCACAGAAGCCTCTGGAGGGCGTTTAGGGCGTGTTTTGCATGGGGTTGAGGTTGGTAATCTAATGGACTTTAAACAAGCCTCATACACCAAGGGAACGGCTAATTGGCAGCAAGCCTTTGCCATCATGTACGTTCAAGGCTCAAGCGTGCAGGTGGACATTATCAACATCGAGAAGAACGGCACGTTCATCGTTCAGGGCAAGGTCTATGGAAGGGTTCGCTAGACCAGACTTTGGAGACGAGTCAGTCGATGAAATCGTTATCGTTTCGTTATCTAAATTGGGTGGTTGTCTAGCCCGTATGGTTTAAAGTTCTTCTTGTAGCGGAGACACCGACTACAGAAGGGCTCAAAATGTTATCTACAATCGAAGAAGTACAGCAAGACTTTGAACGCCTAACAGAGACTTCAATGCTTTTCCACGGTTCAGATTGGGAAGCTCAAGAAGGTCGTTTTACCGATGGCGTTATCAACTACAGCCATAAGGTCGCTTATTGGTTTGAGCGTTATTCAGACCTCGTACTAGCTAAGGCTCTACTAAAGGGCATGAATCAGGATTACACAGTTCTATTCGATTCAGTCATGGAACAATGGATCATTACTTCTGACTATGCAACTGAAAGCTGGCGATAATGACAATCTTACAAATGATTCTTTTCGGTACTCATGTACTGACAGGCGTAATCTTCTACGCTGACGGCAAGCGCACGGGCTATGTTCAAGGACGTATTGCAGTCCGCAAGCATTACGAGAAGCAGTTGCAGCAGGTGGGTCGATGAATGCTAGAGACTACCTCAACGAAGCGCGAGCTACTATCCAAGACCGAGGACTTGATTACGGACACCCTTCGGACAATATGCAAAGGACAGCCTCACTCTGGAGCGCATACCTCGAAGTGCCAATTAACGATTATCAGGTGGCAATGTGTATGGCATTGGTCAAAATCGCAAGAAGCATGGAGACTGGTAAGCCAGACAATTACATCGACGGAGCAGCGTATTTCGCAATAGCTGGACAACTACACACCGAGGAGAATGACCTTTATGTTTAACCTAGATGATTACGAGACAGTAGAAGAACGCCTTATCAAGTATTGGAAGGATCACCCAGATGGTCAGATTCATACGAAGTTATTGGAAAGCACTACCAGCAGATTTATTGTTGAAGCCTCAATATATAGAACAGAAGCTGACCTACGCCCATGGACTACTGGGCTGGCGGAAGAGACTGTTCAAGGTCGTGGAGTTAATGCTACGTCGGCACTTGAGAATTGCGAAACGTCAGCGATTGGAAGAGCTTTGGCAAATGCGGGATATGCTACGAAGGGCAAACGAGCAAGCCGCGAAGAAATGTCTAAAGTAGCCGCTAAGGCAGTAGTACAAGAAATGGTACAAGAGACCAAACAGAAGATGGCTGATACATCGAAGGAATACGTCCCAGTAGCAAAGGCAGATGATCCATGGACACAATGGGAAGCAGCACCAGTTCAGACAATGGAGCAAGCAGTCGAGACAGTCAAGGCTGTCCTTGGTGGCACAGCTCCAAACGAGAGCTGCAAGCATGGTGCGCGTGTATGGAAAACAGGAACTTCTAAAGCAGGAAAGCCTTACGGCATGTGGCGTTGTCCAGCATCAAGCACTAGAGACATGCCAGGTGGAGAAGTGCCATGTGACCCTGTTTGGTACAGCATTGCAGCTGATGGTTCATGGAAGCCGAGGGATAACTAATGGGAAAACTATACTTTCAGAATCAGGACAACGAATGGGAAGAATTCCCAGATGAGGAAGCAATGGCACATATCAGAGCTTCTGCTCAAATCCTGCAAGACATGGGTTGGGCTATCATTTGTGAGGGTTGTAATGAACACCCTACAGTTGCACAAATTAAGGATCGCTATATGAAGCAGTCATGGACTTGCAAGTGTGGCGTTGTTAATTCTGCTGGACGTGCATAGTGAATTCACTATAATGACTAGACACAGAAAGGACAGAGGACTGCGTACTGAGCGAGTGGTTGCAGCCTATCTCTCGCAATGGTGGAGAAGCGCAGGAGTCGGTCGAGGGGCTGGAAAAGATATAACCAACGTCCCGTTCGACGTTGAGGTTAAGGCTAGGTCGGCGTTCCAGCCGTTAGAGTGGTTGCGCCAAGCGACCAAGAGAGCAGGGGGCAAAGAGCTTCCCTTCGTGGTGTGTCGTATGAATGGTCAAGGCGAAGATGCTTCCGAGTATCTAGCATTTATGCGGTTTGGTGACTTGGTGCAACTACTCTTACCCCTTTACGGGGAAATACAGACTGATTCTGATAAACTTGAGCCTGAGAGATGCGCACAATGCGGATCGTGGAAGTTGGTCAATGTGCCATGC